TAAATGGAGAGAATATGTGAAATTACATATGAGTGATAGAGTATTTGATGTTTTTAACAAAGCGTCCAAGAAAGTAGAGTATTGGATGCTTCGAAGATTAATAAAGAAGAAGTTAAATTATGACTTGACTTACAAGGATTTCGAGAAGTTCACAACCGCGGACCCGAATTCCTTATTAGGTTGTCTCCGCATCCAGATGGGATACAAGTCACCTGATAAAGTTGAACTTTTTAACGCATTTAAAGTTTACCCTATGTTTGAAGGACTACTTTTAGTTCTTGGTCTCGTTGCCACTGCTGTCGTAGGATTAGCAATTTCCGCAATCATTTCGAAAGCACGTGGTGTTGAGCATGAAGCTAATGTAGGCCTGATGACTCAGGAAACTTATGCAAAGTTAAAAGCTTATGATGCTCGAGTAGGAGTGACGGAATCAACCATTCCATTTACCTCCAACTCAGTAGCTAGGACCTGGAGTGTGAAGCAACCTCTTCGCACTGCTATGGAACTAGATAAATGGAAGAATCCTCTTTGGACTAAGAGCCTTGAAAACGCTCTCTTGTCCAATTTGGTTTCTCTTGAATATGTCAGTTCTGATGGTCTTACTGCTAGTTGTCAAGGTGTTTTCATTTCTGGAAATGTCTTGTTGACTGCAGGTCATAACATTCCTAAGTCTAGAATAGCACTAGCTGTTACTTTTGGACCTAAGTATTTTAACGCTTACAGTAAAACTTTTATCATTAATGAAGAACAGGTCGTACGGCATAAGGAGAAAGATATATGTCTTGTGCTTTGTAGAGGATCGCTACCTTGCAAAGATTTGACACAACACTTTCACCCAGATGTCGTCCCCGTTCTTGACCAGAACGTTCCGATTGATGTGATGGAGGTCGATAATAGATCTAACATTACCCGATCAGAACATTTTGCTAACCTAGCTTACACTTCTTATACCAAACCTGATGGAGTGTTAGTACCCAAGCATTTAGCTTACGCTTATCCTGGGGAACACGCTTCTAAGAAAGGTAAGTGTGGTGCCCTTGCAGTAGCTAGATTGCAAGGTAAATTGTCACTTCTGGGAGTGCACATTTCAGGTTCACCGAAAGAAAAGATAGGTTTCATTGAGTATATTAGCCGCAGCGATATCGAATCTATGTTTACCAAATTCGAATTTGTCGCACCCAATATGCCAGATAAGCCTACTTTCTCGGTACCTGAAGTCCTTACCCTTACGGACGTCCCAGAGAAACATGTCATGTATAAATTCTTAGCACCAGAGTGTGGCTTTGGAGTTTTAGGCATGTTTACAAATAGTAAGGGAAAACAGTATAGATCTGGTAAGGCTAAATCTAATGTTATAGCTATACCTGGATTTGTCGACACTTATGACCCAAAGCGTATTTACGGACCACCAAAATTTGGTGGTTTTATGCACGAAGGGAAATGGGTGTCTAATACTGAGGAGAAACTCAAAATTTATGTAGAACACGACTTTTCCACTGATCCGAATTTAACCGATTTGGCTGGTGAGATAATGGTTAATAGAGCTTTGAAAGAAGTTCCATCACTACAAGATGCACACCCGTTGACTCTTGTAGAAACCATTAATGGCGTCACTGCTACAGAAATTAAGAGGATTAAAGATACGACTTCTGCCGGTTGTTTCCTTCCTGGAAATAAGGACCGATATAATGAAGTTATTTCTTTAGCAGATCCCACTAAAGTTTCTCCAAACTCTCTAATCATAGATAATCTATGTGCAATACACGATGCTTATGATAAAAATGAATCAGCTAATTTTACCTTTGGCTGGTCAGAGAAAGATGAACCCATTAAGCAAGAGAAGACTCTGAAAGGAGGTACCAGGATTTTTAATCCTAGTCCTTATTCACTTCTCTTACTAATGAGACAATATTTCTCACCTATCGTAAGTCGTTTACAGGCTGACAAGTGGACTTTTGCTCATAAAGTTGGTGTCAATTGCGTCTCAAGAGATTGGGATAAAATTGCTAGATACCTAGTAGATCCTTCGTAAGGATTTCACGATGGTAAGCTCGAACCAACCGATCAAAAGACTTTTGATCCACGAGTTGAACTATACGCAGCTTTCTTAGATATTGTAAGAATTGCGCAAGCTTTGCCAGGTTATAAAACTCATCACATTGCAGTGATGAAGAAGTTAGCCTATGATGCAAGCCACGTTATTCTCAATATTGATGGTTGCGCAGTTTACATGGCTACCGGTTCTCAATCCGGTGGCTTTGAAACTGCATTCTTCAATTCTTGGTGTCTCGAGAAATTGGAGATGATGGCTTATTGGATCGCGGCTAGGAAGTATTTGAAGAGTACTTCTCCTTGGCGTGATCTTGTGAGGCTCATCCCTGATTTTAGAGATGTTTGTAGACTCATAGTCTATGGTGATGATGTCATTATTAATAAGAATGAGCTTATTCCATGGTATACCATTCACGAGCGTGTAACAGCGTTCAAAGAATTGGGATTTCATGTTACATCTGATGTCAAAGGTGAAGAACCTAGATCAAAGATGTTGAATGAGTGTTCGTTTTTAAAGAGAGCATTTCGTTATGACTTAGAGAGAGAAAGATGGGCATGTCCGTTGGAGATGACATCCATCTATAAGAGCTTGGCCTATGAAATGGGTCATGAGGCGTTGACAGATTGTGCTTACTCCACAGCTTTAGTGGATAATGCTTGTAGAGAATTCTTCCAACATGGAAGAGAAATCTACGCATTAGAAACTGAAAAGCTTCAAGGTGCAATCCTCCGACTTCCCGCCAGTTGGAGACCCGATTACAATATTCCTTCATATGATGATCTACTCGCTCGAGGCGATGATGGATTGTTTACGAAGGATATGTAATCAAACATTGAGTAGTTCGATTACGCTGTTTA